ACATCCTCTACCTTTTCTCTCAGTATCTCTAAGGCACCTTCACCATAAGTGTCGATGTAATGGCGGTAGAAGTAGTCAGGGTTACTGCCAAACCTTTGATGACATCCGTAACAGTGGGCAAAGGCATTCAAAGCATCGTACCTTACACCCTTCTTTGCTCTGCCAAAATAATGACTACAATGCAGGCCCATGCTGCTTTCGTCATACTTCTTGCCACACCCCTGGCAAGTAAAGTCATTTCTCATCCTGACGCATCGGCTGAACCAATGGTCTGCTGGTGTACGCTTCAATCGCATGAAAAAGGCTCCACATAGCGTATTGTCTCAAACACTTCTTCATCCTCAGATTTGTCCTTTGCCAACTTTGTTTCGTAATCCCTGACGATTATCACATCCTGCTTATGTAACACGGACATTGATATTGCGGCTTCTACGGCTAGTTGTGCATCATTCTTCATAACTCATCCTTTATTGATTGCGGGAACGGGACATAAATCCCTTTATGCTCTGAGAGCCACCGTACAAGCACCTCAGCGGCTTCGCTGACCTCCCTGCCTGATAGCCCACGGGTAGATTTTTTGTCGTACATGGCCTTTATGATGGGCTTAAACAGCATCTCTTTCACTAGCCCCTCAGTAAACGGGATCTCAATCTGATCGTTGAAGGGGTGGGTTGCCGAAAACCCAGCATCGTTCAGCTGCTCCGCCATCTGCCTGAACCACAGGTGCATGGCGTTGTTCTGCTTCTCAGTCCTGCCTGCTGGCTTGATGTAATACAGATAATGCTTGCCACTATTGAACTGATCGGTCACAAAATCCATAAAGAATTGCAACTTTTCTTTTCTATCCACTATCCATCGGTGAGCTTCTGACATTCTCTCTCCATTATTTGTCTTCCAATTAGCTCAGGTATCTGCGGTACTACAGCATTGCCTAAGCATCTAAGTCGGTGTGACCGAGAGGAAACCCCATTAGCCACTCGACCCACGTTGGGTTCAGAGTCCCACTGCCTTGCGAATGATGCCTCGCTTCGTCCACCAGAGTCACGGTTGATTGCCCCGTCTTGCGACAGTGTTCGTAAAACTCCTTGCTCTTCGGCCCCTGACTGCCGTTCGCACTTGCTGGGGTGCGCCAATATCCAGACCCTATCTCTGTGATGGTGGGCGCCAATCGCGGAAGCTGATATACAGTGCCACTCCGCATCATACCCGACCGAGGAAATGTCCCAGAGAACTCGCTTAAACCAATCTCCCCCGTCTCCAGTAAGCAGGTTTGTGACGTTTTCAAAGATGGCGTATCGGGGTCGAACGTCCCCAAGTAAACGGGCGCACTCTGACCAGAGTCCACTGCGCTCTGCATCAATTCCTTTTTGGCTTCCTGCAACGGAGATGTCCTGACAGGGGAATCCTCCTGTGATGACATCAACTCCAACTCCGTCTGAAACAAGTCTATCTGCTGTGATTCGTCTGACATCGTCATAGATCGGCACCTCCGGCCAGTTCTTGGCTAATACCTTTTGAGCGTAAGGATCTATCTCGCAAAACGCTGCTGTCTCAAACCCTGCATTTTCCAAACCAAGGGCAAAACCGCCGATGCCACTAAACAAATCAAGAACCTTCATTGATTTTTGTCCAAAAAAAATTATCAATGAAAACAACAATATGCCCCTTTTGCCCCTTTTGCCCCACTTTTTGGGGGCCGCCCCCTAAAACACGGGCAGAACGGGCATTTGGGGCAAATTCTTGATTTTGCTCACATTTTTTTCTCACCAGTTTTCACCCACCCAGCGGTAGTTTTTTGCATTGTTTCCAGGGTTTCGTCTAAGCTTGAGCATATTGCCCCTCAGAAGATCCATGCAGTTACGCAATGTCTTCTTTGAGCATTCATTCGGGTTCAAGTCCTCATCCCTGAGCATCTGGAACAGCGTGGTCTGACTAAACTCCCCACCCTTACTCATCACTGACTCAAGGAATAAGACTTCATCCTCATACTTATTGAAGGCTTTACCGACATTGATTTGTGCGGTCTGCTTTTTCTTAAGGTCATCGATGTCATCTTCATTAAGAAACTCAACGGAATCAACAGACTCTTCATAGCCTACCGACTCTCCGGTCTGGCGGTATCTGAAGCCGCCCTTGAAGCTGACCTGACTGCGATCCTTTTCGTTGATAACGAGCAGTTCTTGATAGTCTGCATACTTGTTGTTGAGTGGGTCTAGGCCAAACATATTGTCAACGTCAGCCTTGAGGTCGCCAACACCCTCATAGATCAAGCGGCCGTCTAGCGATCTGTGTTTATTGCAGTGGCCCAGAAGAATTACCGTCCCTCCAGCAGCCGCAAACTGCCGGAAAACATGCAGGATGTCCCGCATATCTCCCTTGTTCAGGACTGGTGCAAACTTCTTCAGGGTGTCGCAAATGACAATCTTGCCGTCTGCCTGCCCCTCCATCCGTATCATGTTGAGCATGTGCAGCGCATCTTGAGCGGTACGGAGTGACGGATCTTGAGAATTAGCCAGGGTCACCATCGACATGCCGTGCTTCTGGCCCATCTTCGCCTTCTGCAATACACCTCTAGCCCCGTCATCTTCGTTGAAATAGATGACATCAGATCCCTTGATGATGTTGTTGCGGATGGACTGAAACAGGCTACCCAGAATCCACACCGTTTTGCCGGCCCCTGAAGGCGCGTAGACGAGCGTTACGGTTCCGGTAGTAATCATGCCTGAGATCACTTCGCGTTCGTTAGCGAGCCTCTCCTCCAGCTCTGCGATGCGATGGTTGGTAGACGCGGCCTGAAGCCTCGCCAGAGATGACATCATTGGTTGTGCATGGCCGTTGGTTCGGCCTGCGTACTGCTCATAATCTGAATAATCTGATAGGTGGCCCCTGGCTGACCGTATTTCAGATATTTTCCCCATCAAATCGTCGTCACGAGACACGGTAGGCATCCTCCTCAACGACTTTGTATCGCCATGCTGAATGATTTTGTAACACGTTTACAAACTCCTGTAGCTTTTCGCTGTCCATGCCTCTCAGCTTCTCCCCGCGCCTGAAAGCGCCGTGATAGACCAGACACCAGTGCATCATGTAGTCAAGGTCATCGGCCGAAAAGTCCCTGACCCAGCGGGTTGAGGCTTCAGCCCACATCCCCTGATCCCGCAGGGCGTTGAGTACTTCATCTTGACTGCAACCACTGAAGCAATGCACAAGGATTTTGTCATCGGCGTCAGTGATAGAGAGGCTGGGGTTTCGATCGTCATGCGCTGGGCAGCAGGCAACATACCTGAATCGGCTGACCTGTTTGAACTTAGGCAAATTGGATAATTTGTTTAACACGCTGGCGGGGCTTTCACGTTCAACTTCTTTTCTCGCCTCACCAAATGGGCTGAAGCCCAATGACCCCTTTTTGTTTTCTGCCACTATTGACCCCCTGTTTGTTGGCGGAACCTCCAACTCTGAATCAGCGATTCCATAATGTCAATAAACGTCTTACATTTTTTGATGTCTGGCGCATATCTCAAACTGTTATAAGGTGTTGCGCTGTTATAATCAATACGGTAACATCGGCATTGGTCAACAAAGGAGGGAATAGTATGGCCGATAAAAGCAAAGGTGAGGTAGAAATCCACGGGAAGATATACCTAACGGTAGCCCGAAGGATTGATGACTTCAGAAGATCG